TAAATCATTATCAAGCATGATAATGGGTGAAACAACAGGATTCCATCCAAAAAATACAGGTGTTGTTGAAACAGGAAGCCATGAAATGGGCCATATATTAGAACTTGCACTCATAAAGAAACAAGGATATGAATATAAGTTCCAGGAAACAATAGCATGGAATGAGTGTAAAAAAGCGAAGGAAATTATTTCAGAAGCATGTAAATCTGCAAAAAAGACAGCTGAAGGAAAAGGATTGAGAAATGCACAGTTAAAAGCAGCAGTTTCAGGATATGCACAAAAGGATGATTCTGAATGCTTGGCAGAAGCTGTTGCAGATTATGTTGCGAATGGAGAAAATGCTTCCATCTTATCAAAAGAGGTTTGGAAGATATTAAAGAAAAAGTTGGGGTGATTGAATGGAAGATTATTCAAAAATAGAAAAATTCATTGATTATGTAATAGGTGACGAGGAAGAAGACGGTTTTGATAAAACTCTTCCATTCGGTGGTTTGGTGAAAGATGCACCTGATGAAGCAAAAAAGGCATATGAAGAATATGTGAAAGAAGAAGAAAAACTGAAAAAACAAGGTTTAAAAAGATAGAAAGCACTTTGCATCAGATGTAGGGTGCTTTTTTTCGTGGAAAAACAAAATAACCGATATTTAAGGACATTATTTGCAGGAAGATCGCAGTAATGTCCTTTTAATATGCAAAAATCAAAAAGAAAGAGAGGAAAAGCTATGGAATTATTGTTTCAGAATCTGACATTGGCACTTGCAGTAATTGGAATTATTGCATTTTTGGTGTCACTTATCACACAGGTATTTAAAGGAGTAGGGTTCCTTTCCAAGATTCCCACGGATGTACTTGTGTTTGTCCTGTCAATTGGATTGACGGTGGCAGCGTATGTGGCATATATGCAGTATATTCAGCAAACGATCTTATGGTATATGATTTTAGCTGCTATCATTGCAGGATTTGTTGTTGCATTTGTCACAATGTATGGATGGGAAAAGCTGTATAAGTTATGGCAGCGGTTCTATAAGGCCGGCAAGTCATGAACCGGTTAATGGAAATACTCGTTTTCCTGTTACTTGGAGTAATCTTTGTATCGGCTTTGCTTGGGATTAAAGAAGCAAAGCCGGTACAATACAAGGATGTAAGGCATCAGATAGAAAGTGAAGCCATGATTCAATAGGAGAAATACATGAAAAGGGTATTTGAAAACATCAAGAACATTTTAATTGTGGCAGCCTGTCTGGTCGGCATTTTATATGTGCTTGCCGTACCGGTGGGATGCCTGATCTATGCTTTCATACATGGAGGTTTTTTCAAATGAGCATGAACGGAATTGACATCAGTCATTGGCAAGACGGCATCAATCTGAATGTGATTCTCTGTGATTTTGTCATTGTGAAGGCAACGCAGGGGACAAAGTTTGTTGATCCATGCTGTGATAAATTCTATCAGGCAGCAAAGAGGGCCGGGAAGAAGCTTGGTGTATATCATTTTGCGGATGGAAAGAGCAGCGGAACAGCAGAAGCAGATCATTTCATTCAGAATGTAAAGGGATATATCGGTGAAGCAATCCTGGTGCTTGATTGGGAAGCAGATGCATTGAAAAAGGGTGTTGCATATGCAAAGGAATTTCTTGACCGTGTATTTGAGGTTACAGGTGTTAGACCATTAATCTATATGAGCAAGTCCGTATGCCGGGAATATGACTGGTCAAGCGTGGTTGCTACCAATTATGGATTATGGATGGCACAGTATGCGAATAAGGAAAGGACCGGTTACAAAGCGGAACCATGGACTGACAAGAAGGGCATGGGTGCTTTCAAATCGTGTGCAATCTTCCAGTATTCATCCGCAGGCAGCCTGCCAGGTTACAATGGCAATCTTGACCTTGATATTGCCTATATGACACCTGCTGCATGGGATAGATATGCAAAGCCGGTTGTTCCTGAAAAGGTGATTACATACTATCCGAAGTACGAAGAAACGCTTGTGAAGGTGCTTCAGATCATGGAGATCAACAGCACCTATGATTACCGGTGCAAGATTGCAGCTGCAAATGGCATCAGCAATTATACAGGCACAGCAGAACAGAATATCATAATCCTGAATATGCTGAAAGAAGGAAAACTGATTAGACCATAAAAATTGAATATTGTGCAGCAGGCATCCAGTGATGGGTGCTTTTTTATTGCCAAGAAGGGGGCATTTATCCCTTCAAAATATGTCCTGTCGTATGACATTAAAACTAGGCTTGCTAGTGGTGAAACCACATTTAAAAACATGAGCAAATGAAAGGAAATGATATGGAGTTTTTAAGAGAAATCTTAGGTGAAGAACTTTTCAATCAATTGGTAGAAAAAATCAATACACACAATGGAAATGAAGCAAATAAGGACAAACAGGTGAAGCTTGGAAACCTTGCTTCCGGTGAGTATGTAGGCAAAGGAAAATATGATGCTTTGGATGCACTTTTAAGGGGTAAGGAAACCGAACTGACAACGGCCAATGGCCTGATCGAAGATTTGAAGAAGGGAACCAAAGGCAATGAGGAATTGCAGGGTAAGATCACAACCTATGAAACACAGGTTGCAGACCTTCAGAAGCAGCTTCAGGAAACCAAAGTGAAGTCAGCAATCAAGGTTGCATTGCTGTCTGAAAAGGCTGTTGATGTGGACTATCTCACATTCAAGCTGAATGAAAAACTGAATGAAAAGGGTGAATCCTTAGAACTTGATGAAAACGGCAATATCAAAGGGTGGAATGACAAGCTTTCAGGTTTAAAAACACAGTTTCCGACTATGTTTGAAACTTCAAATGATGGCAAAGACGGTTACCAGGTACTTGGAGATAACCGATTGCCGGGCAATGACGGAGCAGGAGAAGCGGAACCTAAAGATTTGGCTGAAGCCTTAAAGATGGAGTACGAAAATAAAGAGTAGAAAGGTTAAAGAGGTGATTAATTATGGCAGCTATGACATTAACAGAAATCAAGAAAGGTATGTCTGATAAGGTCTTTGACAAGATCGTGGATGTATTTTTACGTGAATCTGAAATTTTGCAGTTACTTTCATTTGATGATTGTGTAAGTGCTGGCGGTTCCGGATCCACGATGAAGTATAAGTATTTAAGGAAGGTGCTTCCTGCAACAGCCGAATTCCGTAAGCTAAACGGTTCCTATACAGCAAGTGCAGCAACCAAGCAGGAGTGCGAAGCGAACCTTGCCATCATGGGCGGTGCAGTTCAGCTTGATCGTGTTCTGAATAAGGTGGCAGGTAAATATGATAACCTTGCATATCAGATTGAGGAACATATTCGTGCGGTTGTTTCTCTGTTCCATTACACCCTGATTAACGGTGATGCAACAACTACCGCATCCGGTGACCATCCGGAATTTCAGGGGTTGGATTCCATGCTTGCAGGCACTACTACAGAGTATGGTGCAAAGAGCAGCATTGATCTTTCCAGTATCACCAATCTGAAAGCGAATGCAGATGAATTCTACGAAGCATTAACGCTTCTGATTAAGTCTACACAGGCAGATGCACTTTTGCTGAACACTGACATGATTTCCAAGATTCAGACGGTAGCACGTATCCTTGGTTATAAAACGGAATCGGAAGAAGCGTTTGGTAAGAAGGTAACTTCCATTGACGGTGTTCGTATGATGGACTTACAGAATTACTATACGGTGTCCGATAATGCAGCAGTAGCTAATGCAGTTGTAAAGAAGGGCTTAGAGCGTACCATCAACGGCGCATCCAATAAAACAACTGGTCTTACTGATATCTATGCAGTTAAGTTTGATGTGAATGATGGTTTCCATGGCATCAGTCTTAATGGTGGTTCTGTAATTGATAAGTACCTGCCGAACTTTGCCACACCGGGTACTGTGAAGGATGCAGAAGTTGAAATGATTGCTGCAACTGTACTGAAGAATACACAGCATGCAGGTGTTCTTAGAAACATCAAAATTGCGTAAGTGGCAGCCAAGGTGGGTGAACATTCACCCACCTATTAAGAATGAAAGGTTAGGTGAAGAAATATGGCAGTAAAAACAGTAGAAAATAAAGAAAAAGGATTCATTGTCAAAGTAACAGGGAACCCGGCTTATTGTGGTATTGGCGCAGGTGGTGTCCAGTTTGCAAATGGTGAAGCACATATCACATCGGAAAGAATGGCCGAATGGTTCAGAGAGCATGAAGGCTATGAAGTAATCGAAGCATAAGAAAGGCGGTGTCCCTGATGATTGTAAAACCTGAAAAGTTAGCTTCCATGGATGAATTTAAAGGCATGGATCAGGATGTGCTTGTCATGAAACTTGAAGCCATTGAAAATTTGATCCGGGCATATACCAACAACAATTTTCAAAACAGAAATATGCGTATAGAAGCTCCTGTTGAGAATGGCGTTGTGTGTGGCGTATGTCCTTATTTTAAAGCAGGGGACACCGTACAGATATCCCAGTCAAAAGTGAATGATGGATTGTATGTCATTATGGAAATCACGGATGCCGGAATTATTCTTAATGGTGATGTGTTCGATAATCCAGAGAACACAGTAACAAAGATTATCTATCCGGCAGATGTGCAGAAAGGTGTTATAGACCTGCTGATCTGGGAGAAAGACAACCGCTCTAAGGTGGGGATTAAGTCTGAAACGATTTCACGGCACAGCGTGACCTATTACGATCAGGACACAAATAATCAAGTAATGGGATATCCGGTGTCCTTGCTTGGCTTCTTGAAGCCGTATATGAAAGCGAGGTTCTGATATGATCGGTGGAAATACAGAAGCAATCATTCAGATCCGGAAAGACGGAGGGACCAATGAAATTGGTCAAAAAGTGTCGTTGTGGCAGGATGCACAGCCACTAAAGGGATTCATTGACCTGTCAACGGGTGATAGCAACCGAACCACCTATAACGCCAAAATTCAGGAATCCACCCATGTGTTTATTTCAGATTATGTACTTCTGGATGCGTCTATTAAAGCAGGGAACAGCAGAATGGTGGTCAATGGGGAAAGATACGACATCTTGTTGATTGATGATCCAATGGAACTGCATAAACAGCTTGAAATTTATTTGAAGTATACAGGGGGACAATAATATGTCAGTGGAATTTACGGATAATAGTGCAAAGGTAAAAGCTGAAATGAATGCTGCTGTTGTGGCTTATCTGTATGAAGCAGCCGGAGAACTGGAAGCGCAGACCAAAAGAAATACCCGTGTTGATACCGGCGATACAAAGGCAAGTTGGTCTTACCTTGTGGATGAATCAAGCGGTGAAGCTGTTGTTGGTTCCATGATGGAAAATGCAATCTGGGAGGAATTCGGAACAGGTGAATATGCCCTGAACGGTGATGGCAGAAAAGGTGGTTGGTATTATAAAGATTCTAAAGGCGAAGGACATTACACACATGGGAAAACGCCTTCAAGGGCAATGTTCAGAGCCTTTACAGCTTTAAAGACTAAGCTGATCCGTAGAGCAGAGCAGGTATTGAAAGCGAGGATGGGGGAATGAGGAAAGAGACCCTGAAGATCATATCTGATGCAATGTCAAAAATGAATATTAACTATGAATTTATGGAATGGACATCAAAGCCTTCTTATCCTTATTTTACCGGAGAATATCAGGAATTTGAGCCATCAGGTGAGGATGGAGAACAGGAAACATCTTTTATTCTTACCGGATTTGCAAGGGATTCTGGAAAAGAAAAGACGGCTTACCTTGCATTAGAAGATGCAAAAGAAAAAATATCTGCTTACTTCCCAAAGGTAGGTGGGAAAATGGTTACTGCCGGTTCTGGTTCGGTAGTAGCCATTTTTTATGCAAATTGTTTTTACGTTCCTACGGGGGATGCGGAACTTAAAAAGATACAGATTAATTTGATTGTTAAAGAATGGAGTGTGAATTGATATGAGAAAATCGGGTATTAACAGTCAGACACCAAACGATTTTATCCTTGGTGCAGGTGTTGTGTTTAAGAATTTTAAGTATGTGTACAGTAAAGTTGAAGTGGAAGATGAAGGGGAGCAGCCGGAAGGAACTCTGAAGGTTGTTGCTGATGGGACTGTAGAAACAAAGAGCACAATTCAGATCAGCAAACTGAAGCCGGGCGTTTCCTTTGTTGGTGTTGCAAAAGAGTACAGCACGCCTGCTGTTGGTGATTATGTTAAGGGAGCATGGACAGACGATGAAGAACATGTTCTGGGTGCAACCAATGGTGGAAATAAGCTTTCCATTATGCCGGAAATTACACCTATTGAAGTTGATGGTGCAGTTGTAGAAATCAAAGGTCTGAATCAGAAAACGGGTGAAAAAGGAACTCTGGAAGTCAATCTTGCGCAGCATACGGTTGAATCTCTTAAGCGTGCCATTGTAGGTAAGGAAGTGGAAAGCCTTATCAAAGGGTATATCCAGCTTCAGACAAAGAGCCTTATTGAGTTGTCTGATTATCTTGACAATGTAGCATATGTTGGAACCATGACGGATGGTACAGAGATCATTGCAATTATGGAAAATGCAATCTGTTCTTCCGGACTTGAACTGGAAAGCAAAAATAAGGAAACATCTGTTGTAGCAACTACATTTAAGTCAACAGCGGACTTTAAGAGTGGAGTATATGACACGCTCCCGATCTATATTTTTTATCCCGAAAAACAGGCAGAATAAGAAAGGACAGGTAACCTATGAGCAAAGCAATTGAAAAAGATAAAATTGAAGAAGTAGTTGAAGAAACAATTGTAAGACCGTATACATTAAGAAAATTCAAGGACGGGGATTTGTTTCTGCTGCTTCAGATTCTTAAGAAAATTGGTATTAAGGATTGTAAGGAAGCCTTCATCCAGGTTGCTTCCGGTGAAAAATCGTTGCGTGACGTTGGTATCCTTGCTTCCTTTGATCTGGCTGATATTCTGATCGGTAATTTATCCAAGGTGGAAGATGAATTGTATTCTTTATATTCTGATCTTTCCGGCATTGCCGTAGCAGATATGAAGGAAATGGAGTTCGGAACTCTTCCCCTGATGATTTATGATTCTTTCAATGAGGTAAGAAACACAGCTTTTTTCAAGGTGCTTTCCAAATTGCTTTAATAGGAGAATATGAATTCATGGATTTGCTGTATTCAAGGTACAGCAATCCACTTGAATTCATGCGCCTGTATATTGATCAAGGGCGATTTGGGGAGTTTGTTGAAGAAATCCTTGAAATGGAGCAGAAGCGCAAACAGGAAAAGGCTGCAAAAGAGGATGAACAGAAATTGTGGGAAATGTATCTGCACAGTATGTCAGATAAATCCTATATTGACTGGAAAAAAGAAGTATTAAGCAATAATAGTGGCAATAAAGACCATCAGAAACCGGTTCTTGCAATGAGCGATGAACAGGTTGAAGATGCAAAAAGGCAGGCAAGGGGCATCTTGCAGAGATTTTCACCTGCATAAAAGCGAAGGAATGCCTGTGGAATTTATAAATACGAGAACAGGGAAACACACGGTAAAACGTGTGTTTTTTTGTTTGTAAAAGAAAGGGGGATCCCTTTATATATGGAACTTTTTAAGTTGTTTGGAACAATTGCAGTGAATAATACGGAAGCAATGTCAGCCATTGA